TGCCTGCACACCTCGGGCGTGTGTTTGGTGATGCGGTCGTCGTAGTCATCGTCTGGGTCGATAACGGGAGATCCGTCCTCGGTTGTCTGTGTTCCGATTGGGTAGGACATCCAGCCGGCTTTGACTGCCTTCTTGAATAGGCTTGGCGCTTCACTGAGTAGTTTGACTCGTTCGAGGTCGTAGGGTGCTTTCATGTGTTAAAAGGTAGGTGATGGGTCGGTGAACCGGCAGAACTGGCCGTCGTACCAGAGGTGAACCAGGCCGCATTCGCCGTCACGTTGTTTGGCCACGGCGATCACTGCCTCGCCTTTAGGCTCATTGCGTACACGGTCGAGCAATAGAACCAAGTCGGCGTCACGTTCGATTTGGCCTGAGTCTGCCAGGTCGGTCAGTCGGGGCGCCCTGGGTGCATCCTTTTCGTTTGCCCTATTGAGCTGTGCCAGGGCAACTACGGCTGTCTTGGTATCGGAAGCCACGGCCTTGAGTTTGCCGGATACCTCGGCGATCTCGTAGGTTTTCTTTTCGGCTGCCTTGCTGCCATGGATCTTCTGCAGGTAGTCGACCAGGACCAGCTTCACGCCCCATTTCCTAACAGCCCGACGGATCACCGCGGTGATGGTGGCGATGCCTGAGATGCCGGAACCGGAGACAAAGTAAATCGGGCTGCCTGCGATCTTGGCGGTGGCTGCACCCATGGCGCGCATACCGCCTTCGTTGAGGTCGCCTGTCTTGATTTCCTGCATTGGGATTGATCCGATGGTCGAGACCATTCGCCGCATGATAGACTCATCGGACATCTCCAGCGAGATAAACAAAGTCGGCACCCGTTGATCGACTGCCGCCGCCTTAGCAATGGCGATGGCGATGGCTGTCTTTCCGATGGAAGGCCTGGCAGCGATGATGGCCAGTTCACCGAACTGGAAACCATCGGTCATGGTATCGAGTTTGTGGAAGCCCGAGGTGATGCCGGAGAGGTGGCCTTTCCGGGCGAACCGTTCCTGGGTGGCGTCGATGAACCTACCTGCAACCGATTTGGATGATTGCACCTCTTCCTTGGAGGCCTCAACGGTGAGCCCTGCTTCGGCATTAGAGACGATTTGATCGACCGATAGGGTGGAGACAGCGGAGTCACGGATTAAACGGTCCCCGGTGGATCGTAGCTGCCTCCGGAGATGAGCCTCTAGGACAGCTCGTGAGAACTCGGGATGATTGGCCGGGCTGGGGCACATCTCGTCACACTTGTTCAGAGCCTCGAAAGGCACCGGAGTTTGGCCCATGGAGCGCTTCCACTCCTTGACCACGGTGGTCATGTTGACCGGATCGCTCTTGGCAACGAGGCCTTTAATGATTTCGAACATATGGTACAGATCGGCGTCCTGGAGAGCCTCGGTGGGGATCTTGGCGAATACCTCGTGGCAAACATCGGATCCACCGGAGAGACAGGCGCCGATGAGGCCGAACTCGTCGTCCTGGGCAAAGTAGGGGTCGCTCATAGGTAGTCATTCAGGTCGGCGCTAAGTGTTCCGCCGGCACGGGATTCTCCGATACCAGGAAGAAGACCGCTTCTAACCTTGTCGATCTCTCCGTTCCAGTTGTTCAACAAGGTCATCAGCTCACGGCGAAGGTATGGGTCGTTCGACTGGTAGCGTGCTTCTAAGGCAACCAAGTCTTCTTCAGGAGTGTTGAACTCGAAGACCTCTTTCAATGCCTTGATCTCCTTGGTGCTCCATTGTGTGGTAGGTCTACGGCGAACCATAGCACCGACTCGTAGACGGAAGGCTTCGAGTTCTGGACTCAAGGCCTTCTCCTTCTTTGTATCTTCTTTAGGAGTAGGAGATGGAGAGTTGAATTCCGGTTGGGTGTCCGGTTGATCATCCGGTTGCAACACCGGTTCAACCGCGGTTGAATTTTGGTTGAACTGCTTTTGACGCTCTAAAGCCTCCAACCTGCGTTTTTCCGCGGATAACTTGCCTTTTACCGATTGGCTCTGCAGAAACTTTCCCTTTTCCGTCCTTACGGATTCCAGTCGGATGTTCCTAAGAAGCCCGTCTTCGCATTCATCGAACTTAGCCAAGACGTCAACCGACACGCAACCGCCGGCCAACCGCTGTTGCTTTTCGGTTTCAACCGGAATTGAACCGCGGTTCCACTGGTGGCACAGCAAACGAATTAACTGACCAACCTCGGCCTGCGACATATCAAGCGTGCCGGCAAGGAAGTCGTCGGTGTAAAGTTGGAAGGCTGGAGCCTTACGGGTTTTCTTCTCTTCTTTCATGATTCAAACGGAAAACCCCACCCAGACCGTGGTGAGAACTCGCGCAGAACCAACGCGACGTAACACGGAAAGGGTGGGGAAAAGTTTGTTGAGCATGGGTCCTGGTTGTGGTGTCGGCGTTGGCTTCTCACGGCTCACGTCGACGGCCTCTCTCTATCTGCCGGCCTTGTATCTGTCCATGCCTTAGTATGCCGGAATCAGAATGTCGGCCACCGCCTGGGTGAGCCTCACATCCTGCAGGCAGTAGTCGATGGCCGCCTGTCGGTCGGTATTCCACAACAGGCTGAAATCGGCGCCATTGCCGGCCTTGTCACCGAGTCCCAGATGCCGACTGATGGCACCGAGACTGCCGTGCGCCCTACTGTCCCCAAGCTGCCACACCTCGCGCAGGTCGACCACCAGGTCGTTCCAATACCGGCCTTGGCGCAACCAGTAGGGCGGGGCAATGCGGTGGCGCCAGGATCGTTTGATGAGGAACGGCAGGTCGAAGGCCTTGATGTTGAAGCCAATGAGTCTTGGGGTCCTTTCGTAGTAGTTCAGCAGCGCCCACCATTGCCGGAGCATGGCGGCCTCGCCATCAGCTTCTGCCGACAGCACCGCAGTCTCTTGGTAGTCCTTGCGGTATCCAATGCACAGCACCTGGCCGGACATGGCATCCAGGGCGGCGTTCTTGATGTAGTCCGCGGTGTGGTTCTCCTCGGCCTTCTGGATCTTCTCTGCGATCAGGTCCGGGTTCTTAATGTTTCCCAGCTTCACGTCGGCCGGGTTAAAAGGCGGGATGTGGAGCTGGTCGAGCGGTAAAGGCCCGGTCTCGATGTCGAAGATGATGGTCGGATTTGCTGGCATATTGCTAAAATGATTTGGATTGGTATTTGCGCGTTTGTCCGCCGATGCGCGCCCCCGGCTTCCCATGAGTCCCCGGCGACAACAGGTCACCGGAAGTTGTGTGTCAGGTAGGCTTTCCGCAGTGGATGCAGAAGCGCTGCCCCGGCGATTGCGCCCGAACGGTGGGCACGCCCAGCCATTCGCAGAGTTCGTGATAGCTCACCCAGCCAAAGCCCCGGACGACGCCCGGCTGGATGTGGCCCTTGTTGTAGAGCTCGAGAGCGTGCTCCCGGTTCTCGATGCCTAGTTTCTCGATGCAGTTGAAGGTCCGGGCGCTGAACGGGAAGCCCCACACCCGGAGGATGTCCTCGTGACGCTGGGCCGCCTGTTCGATCTGGCAGATGCGCTGCCTTGATAGCTTCAGGCGCTCGCCGATCTCCTCGAATGTCAGGCCCTCCGAGCGCATCCGGACCACATCGGGCACCAGATGCATCAGGCGGCAGTTCTTGCGCGTTCTCATGGCTTAGAAGGGCACATCGTCAAAGCTGGGGTCCTCGGCCTTCTCGATCTCCTCGAGGCGCTTGGTCACAGCGGCTATGAGCATGATGTCCTCCGGGCTCTTGCCGGGCGCCACCTTAGCCTTCGGCATCCAGTGTTCGGCCAGGCCACGCACGGCGTCGGATGTCAGCTCCGACAGCGGTGTGCCCTTGAACTTGCCGATGTGGACCTTTGTGTCGGCCAGCTTCACAGGCGCCGCGGAGGCCGGCACCACGATCTTCACCTGGTCGTCGTCCTTCGGAGGCCTGTCTTCCAGTCGCACCCACAGGCCCGATGGCTTCAGGGCCTCGCCATGTTTGTGCGGCATGATCAGCTTGATGTTGGCGAACGTCTTGGTGCCGTCCTGGCTCTTCTCGTGGACGATCACCACGGTGGCTGGCCTGCCGATCAGGCTGTCGAGATTGAGACTGGTGGTCTCCTCGGCGGTGAGGGCTCGACCGTGCCAGTCCTTAAGGAACTTGGTCAGGCCGGCCTTCTCATGCAGTGATGCCGTCATTGGGGCCGTCATGACCACCCAGGGCTGCACCGGGTTGCGGCTCTTGTCGATCATGTCCAATTCGAACGCGATCTTGAACTTTTGCTTGGTGCCGTATTGCGTCTCGTAGGCCTTGAGCGGCGTGATATCGACGCAGACCGCGCGGCCTGTGTATTCCGGGCACGGCTCGAAGTTGCCGCCGCCCTTGTTGCTTGTGACTGTGATTCCCATGTGTTGCTGTGTTGTCGTTGTTGTTGTTGTGTTTATTTCGAGGCTTGTTTTTCGACCTCGGAAAGTTGCTTCGCCATGCGTGCATATTGGCTCCAGTAGTCCGGCCAAGTCGCCTTGATCTTCGCCAGATTCTCCGGGTCGGCCACAAGGGCCGCGGCACCCAGTTTCCTTACAAAGCTGCCGCCGTATTCCATCATGGTATTGATGATCTGCCTGTCGTTCACTTGGATGCCTTTCCGCGTTTTCGGTTCCAGTAGGTTGCATCCGGGCTTTTGACTGCCTTGGCAGCCTTGGCGATCTCGCCGGCCTGTTTACGGGTCACGCGATACACACCGTCGCCCGCCTGATTCACCGATTGGAACTTTTTGCTCATTGGATGATGAAATCGAAGTTGGTCTTCCAGGTGTCGCCGAGGCGGTTGAAGGTGTCGGCCTTGATCTTCCATGTCCGAGGGTCCCGGGTGGCGCCGGTGTGGCGGCACCGGATCCTGACGTCGATGTCCTGGATGGCGATGTTTCGCAGCCGGTGATCCGGTGGCAGTTCGTGCAGGTGCTTGGTCATTCCTCGACCTTCCTCTTGATCTCAGCCAGGACAGCCTCCAGCACATCGGCCCGGTGCTCGACGGCGTAGAGCATTCGCTCGATGTTGCGGCAGACTTCAGCCGGCGCCACCTGGTTCGCCGGGTGTTTGTCTCCCGGTATCAATGGCCAGCAAACGGCGTCTGTCATGGGTGTGTCGGTTCTCATGGTATCTCGCTTAGTTCTTTGATGATCGTGTTCCGCTCGCGTCCCTTTGCTCGCACGATGAGTTGAAGCAGTGTGATAGGGTCCACCGTGGAAACGTGCTGCCAATATGGTCTGGCTGCCTCCAATTCTTTTGCTCGCTCAATGTCCACAACCACCACCTCGCCGGTCATGCGGTGTCGGTAGATGAATGCGGGGTTCATCGTCCCTCCAACCATTTCTTCAGGTCGTTCAGTTCGTCCTCCTTTGCCTCCAGTTCATTGATCCGCTCACGGGCTTTGAGCAGCTCGGCGCGATAGTTGTCTGATCTTGTTCCCAGCGTGTAGATGTACTCGCCATCCTCAATGACCCTTGTTTTGTAGGCTTTGACGTCCAATTCCAGCTCAAGGACACGACTGTTCGCACCCGCCAGTTGCCGCTCTAGTTGTCTTGCGAAACCGATCTTCACGAACTGATTGAATCCCGCCGTGATGTATGGCTGACGGTCTGTGCGCGGTGTTTTGCTGACGACCTTTTTGTTGGCGTTAACAAGATGGCTCACGGCCTCACCTCCTTCCCAATCTTAGCGTCGTCCCATCCTTGCAACAGGTTGTCCATTCGGATGGTCCTCATGCTCGGAGATGGAGGGTTGATAAATGTGTACATTGCGTTGCCAGCTATTTCGAGTTCTCGGATGCGCTGATCGTAGAACTTCCTCTCCCCTTCGAGCTTGTCCCACAGAGCGCGGAGACGGTTTTCGAGTTCGGTGACATCGGATTGTAGCTCGCGGATCTTGGCGCACTGTGCGTCGGCCATCCATTCCTGCTTCATCAGTCCAAGAACCATTTTCGCCGCGTCTGTGGCTGGTATTGATTCGTTGACCGTAAATCCACCATCCAGATCGACCCGCATGATCTGGGTCGTTGGGTTGGATATCGGATGGTTCATTGGGAACAATTTGATTTCTGTTTCTTCGCTCATTTGCACTCCTTCCATTTGAACTGAGGTTTCCCGCTCTTGTCGGCCACCCACTCTGCATGGCCTGCTAAAACTGCCTGTTGCTGCATTTCATTAGTCCCTCTATCAAACCCCTTGATCAGCCCCATCGTAGCCAAAAACACGAACAACAGAGTACATGGAATCACTAGCGAGTATTGCCAGCATTTGTCGTTCACGGCAACGGCCCTCCATTCTCCCACAGCAACAGATCGGCGCGGAGAGCGTCGTTTTCTCGCTCTAGTTGGGCGATGCGCATGTGCTGTTCCGCTAGTCGCTCCGCTGCTTCAGCGACTGCCGCGTTGGCCGCGCCATCGTCGGATTGAATATCCTGAGACAACATCCGCATGGCTGCGATCAGTGTTTCGGTTGAGGTTTTCACGGCTTGGCCTCCTTGGCTTTGCGCCATCTGTAAATTGGTCCATACTCGCTTGTCCATTGCTCCATCTCATCCCCCGCCTCCTCCAGCCGCTTGATGCGGTCATTGGCTGCGTTGAGTTCGCGTTCGAGTTGGCGGCAGAAGTCGGCATCACAAACCTGATACATTGATTCATGCGGAAAGAATGCTTCGAGATTCGTCCTCGGTGTATCGCTCATTTCGCCTCCCTCGCTTTAATCATTGCGTCGGCTGCTTTGTACGCATCTTTAGCCGCTTTATTCCATGTGTCTTCGCCGTCGTAATATCCAACATCAATTGACTGTCCTGCTAGATTCCCCTGCAACGCCGCCGCTGCGAAGTAGTCGCGCAGTGTCATGCCGCTGTCATATCCATTGTATGTTTCGTGAGGAAACGCCGATCCTCCGTCGTTGATTGGTGCGCTCATTTCAATCCCTCCGCCAGCATTGCGTGCTCAAGGATCAGCACAGCGTCGGCCGTCTTCAGTGTGATGTGGATGCTAGGCTGACGCTGCTGCGCCAAGCCCTTCAGGTGGGCCTTCCAGCCCTTTCCGTGCGTCTTTGATGTGCCAGCCCCAATCGTCTTCTGCCAGCGCTGTGGCGGCACCTCGATGCAGCGGGTGAGCATTGAGGCAATGAGTCCATGCAGGAACCCTACGTTGCGCCCGAAGTTGAACATGGCGCTGCCCGGCGCTCCCTTGCCACCGATGTAGCCGCCCACCTTCTCGATGTAGACCACATCCGATTGCGACAGGTAGTTGATCACCACCTCCCGCACGTCGCCGTCTGTGTCTGGCATTTGCTCCAGGGTGACTCGGTTGTTGGCATAGTGCGCCAGGCCGCCGGACAGGCCCGGGTCAATTGCAAGGATGCGCTTCACTTGGCAGCCTTTCTCAGCCAGGCGGCAATCGCCTTGTCGGCCACGGCCTGCAATTTGAGGCCGGCGGCGAGGCAGTAGGCCCGGAGTGCTTTGTGTGTTTCGGTGGTCACGTTGATCGTTTTGGGTTTGGTCATTTCAGATTGCGTTGAACTTTGAGCCAGTAGGCCTGAGTTGCCGTCTTCTTCTTGTGTCCCTGAGGTCCCGCATTCCATATCCGGGCCTTCTCCTCGGTCGTCTTGCCCTTGCCGTAGTGCTCAAGGTAGGCCTGGCAGACTGCACGGGCCTGCACCCGGTTGGTCATGTCCTGGTGGCGGTAGTGGCTGCCGGTGATCCGGTTCACGTCCAGGACAACAGCCTTGTGGATCTGGAGGCAGCCGATGGCTCGGCCTTGGTCACCGATTGCCATGTCGTTGTTGCTGCTTTCTACGATCATTAGGGCCGAGATTAAGCTGTTGAGGTTCATTGCTATGTGTTGCTGTGGTTTGCTGTGGTTTGCGCGTTGGCCAGTCGCGCCCCTGTGCTCCGTATTCCTCACGAGCCGGATGGGGTGATTGAGGGCTCACCCGGGCCTAAATCACTTTTTAAAAATGTGCTCACCTAACAGGTTCAACGTTCCGCACTTTGGGCACTTGCGATAATGCCATGTCTTACCTTCAACTTTTACCCCACGGTTATGGTTGAGAAGAATGATAACGCCTTTTGCGATCATTCCGCATTCGCATTTAATTTTGGGAGCATTGATCAAGTCGCTGTCGGTCATGGGTTGAAGATGACCCACACCATGCCTCGCGTCTACAGAGAAAACCGTTTTTCTGTAGATTTTGAAGAAAACCCAATGTTTGCAGG